CTCTTCCAGATTAAGCGGAGAAATCGCTGGGACTTTTTCTGCGACTTGCTCTTTGAGGCCGCGCGCAATCGCCTTTTGAGCTTCCACATCCGCCGAACCCAACTGGCCGTATTTTTTGGCCAATTGCTTGTAGGTTCCCTGTTTCAGCGCCTGCGCTGTCTGAACGGACATGTCTTCTTTGCCGACTGCCGGAATGACTTTTTCAGGAATGGTTGCACCCGTAAGCGGATCAACTTTTTTAGGAATCACTTGTGCGGGGGTTTTGTGTTGCAGCGAAGGATGGCTCTTGAATTCATCCCAGGATTTCTTGATCGCAGCAGTGTCTGATCTTTCATTGACTTGATTTCTGAACTCCCTCAATTTTTCCACAACTGGACGCGCCATTTTTGCCGTTTCGATTCGTTCTGGCGAATTGGCAATGGCCGTTCTGATCTGATCATTCAATTCGTCGATTCGATTACGTATTTGCTCAATTCCTTTCGGGGTGGCAGGAATATTCTTTTCCAGCATGGTATCTATGGCTTGCGCAGCCTTGCCGCTAATCAAGTCCTTGGCAGTCGGTTTCAGCGCACTCTTCATCAAGCCTTCTGCTGTATTGCGCAATACTTTGGCGACTTTCTTGGCTGGCGCGGCAGCTTTGGGCGCGTACTTTGCACCGGCAATGGCAAGTGCCTGCGGTACGGCCTCGCTGGCAACATTTCGCAATGCGCCTGAAAGCGTAGCCGCCTCTCCGGGCGCGGCTTTTTCAGGTGTGATCGCCTGAATTCCCTTGCCGATTGCCATGGGGATAACGTTCAATGGATTGAATTCGGATTTGCCAGCCTCGGTTTTCGGCTCATAAGTCAGCGCACTTTGCACTGAACGCTGGAAGCCCGGAATGTTTTGTGCATTTTCCCCGCCTGTCGCCATCTCATAACCCATCGCCGCCAGTCCGGCAATTTCCGATACCGGCTTGGCAATCATACTGCTTGCCATGCTCATAATTGGTTCTGCCACGGAACCAACAATTTCCTTTGCCTGCCCCTTTGCTTTCTGCACACGGGAAATGGCTTTTGTTAACGGGTCGTATTTTTCCGATGAATAACCATCCGTTTCCGGCTTTGCCTTTTGCAGTTTGAGGTATTCGGCACCGAGCTTCTGCACGGCATCGGCATCACCGGCAGCATCTGCCGCCCGGATACCGGCCTCCAAATCCTGAAGTGTGTAATCAGCCATTATTTTTTCACGCCATGTTTTTTCAGGATGGAAAGAATGTCCGTGCCGGTTTCATGTGGAACTACTGTAGATTCCTTTGGCTTGCCTTCATCGGTTTGACCAGGTTCTTGCCACAATTCCTGTATGCGCTGTTCATTGGCATCCCTTGCCGCCAAAGATGAATTGATTCTGTTCTCCGCGCTTTGTTTTGCAGCTTCGATGGATTTCTTGATTTGATTATAAGAACCATTTGCGCTGAAAAAATCCTTCCACTCTTGGCGATCATGAAGTGTTCCGCCAACACCGGATGCATTTGCGCTGGACGCCAGTTTTGCCAATTCGGCAGCAACCTCCTGTCCATATAACGCAACTGCTTCGTTATACGGTATACCAGCCGCTCTACGAATGGTATTGAGAAAGGAGTTCACTACAGGAATGTCATAAGTATTTTTCGCGCGGGCTTCTTTAACCGCCTTATCAAGATTGTCAATATTAGCCATTGCAGTTTTTTCAAAACCGACCAAACGGCCAAGTTGTTTTTCTTGATCCTTTATTGCAGTTCGGATGCCGCTGGCCTGTTGTATGCGACTACCAATTTCTTTCTCATTCAGCCATGGATATTTATCCTGGATTTCCTTAACCGCGTATGGCATATTTCTCATTCCAACATTGCCGCCTGCCATAGCAATACCGGCCATACCACCAGCAGCACCTTCACGGGCAGTCGCGGCAGCGCCTGCTACAGGCTCTCTGCCATATTTCTTTTCCAGTGCGGCGCTGGTTCTTATGTCTTGCTCTTCCTTGCGCAACTTAGTCGCTGCCATGGAAAGTTTCTGGAAATATTCAGAACCTTCGATTTGTTTTTTCAGTACATCAGGCGACCATTTGGTTGCTTCCTGCAATTCTTGGGGCTGGAATATGCCAGTCGATGCTGCACTTTGAATCTGTTGCTGCCAATTTTTCTGAAAATTTTCGCTGGCAATTCTTTGTGCTTCTTGTGATCCCTTGGCAGCATTACTTTTCAGGTCTTCATTATATTGGTCGAAAACTGGCTTTCCAGCGCGAATCAGCATATCCGATTTCCTGTCCGCCAAATCTATTTTGGCAATATCGCCTTTTGCCAACGCTTCGATCTGTTTTTTTTCGTTAAGCAGCGATTCCTGATGGGCTTGTGTCAAAGTCTGATAAGTTTTTGGCGATACCATGCCTTTCAATTGTTCGGCGGCGGCAAAAATGCCTTCTGGCGTGCTTAAATTTGCGCCACTTTTCAAAGCTTCTTGAATAATTTGCTGATCCTTGCGCTGTTCATTGTATTCTTGTTGTTTTTCATAAGCGCCTGCCATTTGCAAAGCGCCACCCATCTGCTCAACGAAACTTGGCTGTTGAGCAGCAGACATGGGGATTTGAGGATTCAAACCATTCATGATCAAAACTCCCGATTAACTCATTTATTCAGCAAACTCTGCATCATCAAATATTGACTGACATTATTTATTGCGCCTGCTTGTGCATTTGCCGCGCCAATTTGTCCTGCCGCTTGTACATTGCCAATGCCGGTTTGCAAACTAGCAATATTCGTTCCGGCTTGACCGATATTTGCAGCCTGCCCTGATGCCGCAGCTTGCCCAAGAGTCGCAATATTTTGCAAAGGTGCCAAGTCCTGTTGACGGCTTGTCAACCATTGATTATAAGCTTGTCCTTCATATTGAGACGCGATATCCGCCGCTGTTTTTCCTGCACCAACGATTGCATTGGTAGATAAACCTTGACCTCCAACCGCCATTTGATTTTGCATAGCAGCCAAAGCTTCTTTAGTTGCAAATTGTTGCGCTTGAGATTCTTCCATTTTAAATGGTGTGGCAAATTCTCCACCAGGTGCAACACCTTGAATAAGCCGATCCAAAGCCGTTAGCCCGGCGGCACGATATGGCTCATTTAATGCCTGCTGTTGTTGCAACATTCTTTCTTGTGAGGCCATTGCTGCTTGGCCCGCTTCAGCTTGTGTTCCAGCCGCTTTTTTTGATGCCTCACTCGCCATATAGCCGCCGACCACTGCTGCTGCTGCTGCTGCTGAAAATCCCATGTTATCCTCTCACTTCTCGCGCATATAGCGTGTTGAAATGTTTATATCCAATGGATTTCAATAAACCAGAAAAATCCACTGTCGGTTTTACATGCCACAAAATTAGTTGAATGTTCATATTTCCCAATTCCGTATCGCAATATTCGATAAACATCTTTCCAGTGCCATTTTTTCGGTATTCTTTTCTCAAAAAAATTGCATCGTTATATGCGGTACGACTTGTTCGACTATGCAAATCATGTACGAATAAAAAAACGGCATATCCAATCAAGTTTTCGTTTTCTTTTGCTGTAAAGCAAATCAGATTTCCATTTTTTTCGTATTCATAAAATACTTCCCATATTGGATCGAGTTGTCTGCTATCTGAAACGACCTCATCCCAATGCTCTTTAATCAGATTGAAATTTTTTTCGACGATTTGGAATGGTTCTTTTGAAAATTCGATCATTGAATTCCTTTGCGCAAAAAAAACCGCCATCGGCGGTTAATTAACGATTCATTTCTTTTATCCGTTTGCACCTTCTTGTTGGCGTATCTTGACCGAACCCCCAATCACGATAAACAAAACCGGATCAGTCATTGTGAATTTGAAAACAAAATCCTGAGCAGCGCCAAGACGATTCCACATTACGCGCGGCGATTTATATTGTCCGACCTTGCCGATGGATTTCCAGCGTTCGATGCCGAATGTTCTGCCGCCATCCTTGGATACCTGCAACATGATTTTCGGATCGGAACCTTGACCTGATTGCACTCCGCTGCCAATTTGGCCGTAAATGCTACTGCCACCTGTTTCCATGTCCAGATACAGTTCGTCAATTGCAAAACGATTCCCGCCCATGTTGATATGGCGCGTAATCAATTGGCGTTTGATCGAAAGCCCGTTATCAGTTGTGATCTCGTCGTCTATCTTGTAGATATTTCCAGTCGATGAATCGCTTACATAGTTGAGTGCATTGAACGTAATTCCAAACTGTGCGATATGCCTTCCAGTCAGCCCCATACCGGATTGCAATTCACTCCAAAGATCGGAAGAAATATCATAAAGAAGAGACTTGTCTGCGGAAGGGAAAGTGATCTGGTACATCTTGTGTCCATCCAGCATGTAACCAAAAGCGATTGCATCATGCCAAACATGACCCGGCAGGTTTCCAATGATATGTTCTATATCATCTGTACTGACTCGCGTAAGATTGAAACCTTGCAACAAATTTACCTGGGAATATCCACCATATAAATTCTGTCCAAGGAAAAGTTGAATATCATCAATCATTGCAATCGAATAGGTTGCGGCCAATCCGACATTGCGTGTAGCACCGGCAATTCTGCCAAACGGCAAAGGAGAGGTGCCTACATTCTGCCAAAACTCAATTGATTGTTCGCCGTATAACGTCAGAACGCCATTCATGGCGCTCACGGCTAAAAGTAGATCGGAATTATTATCTTTCGTGCCATAGGTTGGCAGGGAATAAACATTTGTCCAAGCAGTTCCATCAAAATATTCGCTTACATAAAATTGGCGAGTATTTGCTTTTGCCGCAATCAATGTGCCATCCATAAAAGTGCATGAAAGTGTGCCGTTCGGGAAATTGACATCAGTAATCGCGCCAAATGCACCAGCAGCATCGAGTGCGGCTTGTGCATAACTTCCCGCAACAATTGTATAGATATAACCGGCAATACCATCAACAATCAACAGTTGGACACTGTTATCCGACATGCTCACAGTGGCGGTTGAACTCGCGGGGAATGTACCGACAATAGTCCATGTGAGATTTTGCAAAATCTTGTATAGCGAGAAACCAGCCACGACATAAAGAACATTTGAAACAACCCGCCAACCTCTGATTGGCTTGTCTGGTAATTCAAGTACAGAAACAACACCTGGCGTTCCGCGAATGACTATCTGTTCTTTGTCTCCATCCTTGCGAAATTCAAAAAAACAATTCAACCGGCTTTGGCGTGTAATGACTGCCGAATTGGCAAACATGCCAACGCCAAATAGCTCTATGCGTTTCATTACTCAATTCCGGGCTGGAAATACAGTGTGGTAACTTCCGCATCCTTATGACCGGCAATTGCAACTGCTGCCTGATAATTGGATTCCATTACTTGCGTCCACGGCATGTTGTACATAGGCGCAATCTGTTTGGAAAGTCCCCATGAAATCGCCAGAAAACATTCCTGGGCATAATCGAAGTTGTCCGTGGGATTCACCATATCCTGCACAGGTTCCATGTAGGACATCACAATATATTTCGTCACATCTTGTGCTGCCGCGCAGTCTGTATAAAGAAAACTATCCGTTAACTGAAATTCATAATAGATTGACGTAGGATCGGATATATTTTGCAAATCCGTCTTGCTTGGAAGATTGGCATAATCCTGCACTGTTCTCAAAATTGTGAGTGGTGTGTCTTCGTTGTTATCATCGCGCAACACGACTGTTTCAATATTGAGCGGTTGCTGGGCGGTCGTCTGATAACAAAATATTTGTGAACCGCTTGCGGATTGACCAGTCAAGACATCATTCAGTGATACTACAAGGCCCAACACACTGGCAACGGTCGTCCACTGCAACTCCCCGGAATCAAGTTGAATGCCGATGTAATAATTTGCTGCAATGCCCGTAACAGAATCCACCGTGACTGAACTGGCACCACTTGCTGCCGTTGCTGTTGTTAAAGGTCGTACAAAAGCATTTGTCCAACCCGTTCCATTTGGCCCAACAGTGTATTTATTGGTGGCATTATTCAGAAATAAGTACCCCCATTTCCTTTTATATACCTTGAGTCCGGGTGCAAAGTCCGTTCTGCCCATCCATTGCTTGATAAGCATATTCAACTTGAGATTGCAGTCGGTAATGTCCTGCGCTGTAGGAACCTCTACTTCATCGAGTTTGCCGATATTGAGCATGGCATCCCGAATCACCTGGTCACGATTGACGGTGAAAGAAAAAACGCCTGAAGTGGTCATTTATGCTACCTTTTTCTGTGCGCTCAACGCCTGCAAACACCAGTCAACATGATTCCAGACTTCCTCTGCACTTATATCCGCTTGGCATTGAGCGGTTCCTGTATCGTCGTCTTTTTTACAGTTGGACCATCCATAATGGAGTTGGTGACAAGCAGGAGCCTCGTCATTCCCGCGACCTGGACAAGTTGTATGTTCGCTGGCAATAGCAATCGTATTTTTCCAATCGCGCGTGAGATTTTCATAAGAACTGTGGGAGAGAAGACAAATCTTGCTGATATCCATGCAAGAAGCCGCATTAAGTACGCCTGTTTCAGGACCAATAATCAAATCGCATTGATCAAGAAATGCCATGGTTTGACGCATTTTCCATTTGCCGGAATAGGTATGAACGCGAGACTCTTTTTCCCATCCCGCTTCAAGAATCTGACAATCTGCTCCACCAACCAAAACAACGTGAACATTCGGAAACATGAGCATGATTGAAGCAATAATACGATCCAGTCCAGACCATGTTTTATGCACACTACTGCCAGCCAGTGACCACATGACAACAAGATCAGCTTTCATCTTGTGCCGAACACCTTCTGCCCAGCGCCTTTCCTCTATTGTGGGAAAGAATTTGATATTGGGTTCGTGTGGAATACCGGCCATTTCATGGTGAAATTGCAGATAGTTCACATTCAGTAATTTATGTCGAAGAGCGGCGGGCCACGAATGTTGAATACGGTTTGGCAAAGCCAAGAAAGTTGCTTCCACTGATTCGCAAAGATTTACAAACTTGTCGAATTTCTTTTTCTGTACCGCCCAAAAATCTCCCAGATTGGCATTGGGCACTTGATCAACATCAAACAGCACCAGTTTGTCGATATTCGGGTCTTCAGTGATTACTTCTGCTCCAGGTGGCGAAGCAAAGACGGTAACGTGATAACCTTGCTTCTTCAGTCCCGCCCATACACTGGAAGCCATCATTAAATCGCCGAATGCCCCGTATCTGACTACGCAGGCGGTTTTCTCGGGTTTGGGATCAAGATAACTGTTCGGGTATTTGTCACGTCTGCTGGTTCTATCCAGCTTGCGGAAAACCATCAGAAATGAATATTCATCATCCTGATCGCGCTTTTCGCAAACTTCCAAATCCCAGAATCCTGCTTTGTACATCCATTGAATGACTTTTTCCTCATTCAGATTATGCTTGTGATCCTGATTGGCACCTTCCTCCCCTATCTTTGGATACAAATCTTCATGGGGCAAATAGAGCACCAAATAGCCTTTGGGTTTGATTACACGCCACCACTCCTTTAGCGTTTTTTCCGGGTCTTCCATATGCTCCAACAAATGAGAGCTATAAACAAAATCCATGGACTGCGAAGCAAAAATACCCAAATCATCGGCGCTTTTTATTTTGACATCCGGCATGATGGGCATACCGAACAAGCTGGTATCAACACAATTGTCTACGCTAATGACATGGGGTAATACCTTGAACGTTCCCGCGCCAACATCCAGACCCCTGCCTTTCAAATAAGGCGCTACATCCCAGACGATTTTTTTGGATTCTGCTTTGTAAGGCGCGCTTCTGTCCCAGACCATATTTTTCCTTTAATCCCAAATAACCAGACAATTTGCCGATGCGGTTGTTATTGCCAAAGTCAAACCGATATTGAAATGAACCCCACCCATATTCAAAGAAACAGGAATTGTCAGAGCTGGCAACGCCCCGGTATCGAACAGGATTTTTCCTGACGCTACTATGTTGTCGTAAAGAATGATTCGCGCATTATTGGCAACAGCAGAAATCGTTATCGTGTGAAGATTTCCGATGTCATGTTTGATAATCGTCGCTGCGGTTATCCCGGACTGGAATGTTCCCTTTTTCTCCATGTCGCCAATACCAAAGCGGGCCGCTGTAGCAAGTCGGCAAGACATGGATACGTTTGTAGTGGAGCCGCCCGAATTGAAGTTTTCCATTCGGATCGGCAGATGCAAGGTGTTGGTCCAGATTCCTGGAGCGGAATTGAAAACGTGAATTGTTTTTTGATCTGCAATCCAGATTATTTGTCTGGGCTGGTAAATAATTTCGTAAAAATGCGAATTTGTTCCAGGATTAAATGTTGAACCCCATTGACCATTATAAAATCCATTTTTAATGGCGGTATCAACGCCACCTTTGCGGCGGACCAAGCTAAACGTTGTTCCGCTCAGTTCAAAAAACGCGCCATTGTCCGTTGTAAACATGCCGCCGCGCCGGGTATTATTGGCGACACCTGCATCGGCAAGTTGGATTACAATGCGAATTTTGTTTGGCGCTAAACCGGAAAAACGCGCAACGGTAGCTGAAGTAACAGACGTTGCATTGTCTGCGGTAGTGCCGGTTGAAAGAATCAGTTCACCCGTATTTGTCGTTGCGGTTCCGCCAGTCCCTAAAGAAGCGGTCCACATTGCTGGATCGAGAATATCTCCGCCGAAGGAATCTCCCGCCAATTTGTAAAGTGGCACGCTGACAGCTTCACCATTCGGCGCAAAATATTGTGGAGTACCATAATGATCACTGATAAGATCACCAATGTTTCCGAAATGATCTTGAATAATAGGCATGATAAATTTTGATTAGGTAGTTTTTAGTTTCCAGTGAAGTATATTTCTGCGTTTGATCACTTCACCGCCAATATCGGCAAAAGCCGTTTTGACACTTTCCCAACTTTGGTTGTTATTTTCAGACTCCTTGAATACGACTGATCTTGGCAATGGGCCATCTGCCAAAATATTTGTCAAAAACTGTTTGGCATTGTCGATTCCAAAATCTTTTTTTTCCACACTGAAAATAATTTCCGGTGCTTCCTGTTGTTCAGCAACCTGATCCATTGGTTCGCCCTGTATGTCATAGAGCACGCCATCCTGTTCATAGCGCGCCCACGCATGGTTGGTAATAAGGCCATAGGGTTTTTTCGGATCAAATTTCATGGATCACCTCAAGGTAGGTATGTGTGGGGATATTCGGGCAATTGAATAGTGTTGGCTTCAACTTTGATATTGTTTGCTTCATGAAACGCCGCAACAATGCTTGGCATGCTTTTTAAGCAAGCAGCTTCAACCCTTTTAAACCAGTCCATCAAGACAGCACCGCGCGGCTCATCTACAAATCGAATCAGCTCTTCAAAACATTTCCATTCACGTTCGGTGACAGGAATTTCTGGATTAAACGTTCTCGCCAAAAAATCATTCATCATTCGCTTGAACAATGAGCCAGTTAAATAACGGAAAAATGTTTCTGGCAATTTTTCAGGAATGATTTTCATTTCCTTTAAACACGCCAGTCCTTCGGCGATATAGATATAGCGTGAAGTAGTTTGCTCTTCCTTCCAACGCATGACTGTTTCCATACTTTCAGGAGCGGCACGAATCATCGGAATATCAATCAAGGCGGCATCGCTATTTGCAAGCACTTCGAGTAATGCCAAAGAATGTGAAAAAACGCTTGAAGTATAGGTTTCCCAATGATTTGTCGCGTAAGCGGCTTTCAATTTTTCAGACCGAGTAATATTTCCGGTGATGAATCCGGTCATTTCAAGGAATCCGTAATCGCAGCAAAGATTGAAAAGCGTGTCTTTTCTTGCTGTATTTGTTTTACAGCGCCCCTCTTCTGCAACGTGATAAAAATCCAGCTTATGTGTCAGCAGAGTTCTGGCAAAATTCAATGCGCCCGGAAGCAAAATGTCGTCGTCGCCAAATGTCCAGATGTAATCACCTTCGGAAAATGAAATTACATGCTTGAAATTTTCTTCCGCATAGACATGTTCTGATAGCCTGGCATAGGTAACAAATGGATATTTATTTTTCAAAATCCTGCAAATTTCTGGCGTCTTGTCCGTTGAACAATTGTCGGAAATGAAAATTGCGTCAGGATTTTGTTCGGCTATGGAAGTAACGCATTCAAATAATTCGTTTGCGCGATTCCAAGTCGGTATTGCAAACACCAGCCTCATTTACAGGCGATCCAGATAGTTGTTCCTTTCGGCGAAGCCGATTTTTCCGTTCTCATCCACTGCTTCACCGTAAAAGTGGTCAACATGTTCGCCATCGTATTGGTCATCAGACCCATTCATTGGTTGGCGCTTATAACCTTCTGCAAATGATTCTGGATTTGTATCGGCAGAAAAATCAGTGCTACCAGCCATATCGCGCCGCATAACGTTTTGATCCTGCAATTGCATGCCAACCGGCATTTCGTTCAGATTTTCTTTTGCAGGTTGTGTCCGGCGTTGTGACTCGAATGTTTTCCATTCTGTGCCGTCATCTTCATCGGGTTGCGGGGGAAGGATGACTTGAAACTTTTCTTGAAGGGACATGATGTTTCTCCTTTGGTCAACACGGCTGGGTACTGGGACGGATTGATCAATCACTTACCGGCTCGTTGCCGTCAATACCCATGCATGTTGATGCTATTTAAAAATAGCCTTTGAATAAACGATAGATAAAATGAATTTTTCGCAAAACAAATAACGCAATCATCATTTCACCTTCGGAAATATGCCTTGAAACTTCACCTCTTTCATCTTTTGAAAGCAGACAAAACTTATTCGACTTTATCGAATTAAAACCGACAATCTCTGCGCATTCCTTTCGGAGATAAGAAATTCTGGAAAGAATATTTTTGATTTTCATAAAAAAGCACGGCCCCGCTTGGAGGCCGTGCCAAAGGGATTAATCTACAACGACACGCGGTTTCGGTGTCCACCCATCACCTGGATAACTTTCTTCCGTTACCTTGGTGAGCGGCATGGGATAGATTCTCGCAGTCGGTTGATTGTCGATTTCCATACCGGGCGGCATGACATTGAACTTGGCACCCTCTCCTTGCGGAGTGTCGCCTTTGTACAAATATCCGTCCGTAACGAAACCGGCTTTTTCATTCAGACTTTGAGTGCCGTCCATGCCAGTGATTTTTTCTGGATTCATGATGTTTCTCCTTTTAAGCACTGACCAATGCAAGCGGATCAATCGCGTATTCGATTGCCGTGACTTCCACCGCAGTTGCATCAGTTCCGCGCACCAGATGGAAGGTATCCCCAGCCGTAAGCGCGACACCGCCATCTGCCGTGGATGATCCAACCCCCGTCCCGCTGATTTGAATGCGTTCAAAATTGCCTTGAGCAGCATTCAACAAATACGGGCCATAAGTGCTGGTAGAAGTACCCGACACCTTGATTCCCGCAATTGTGTCGCCGGAAGCGGTTGCGATTGCAGTTGCAGTTCCGTTCCAGCCAGTGTAAGTCGATGTACCCACCACAAAAGAGGTGGCGTTGATCGAGAACACATGCATGGATGTAAACGCAACAAACTTTGCTGTAGCTGACGAGGCACCCGCCGTATTTGCACCGAACGAATGACATGCGCGGTTGATATAGGCGGCGTGGTCGTAAGCCATACTTTTTTGACTCATGATTTTTCTCCTTAGACCAGACTATCCCATTTCACAATCCGGCAATTTGCTGCCAGCGTGTGAACGATGCCAAAGCCGCCCAGGTAATACCAAGCGACACCCTTTGACCGGCCATAGTCGGAAGGAATCTTCCCGCGCATTTCTTCTGGCACGGCGATAGCCTCAGCTACCGTGTCATTGCCAAAGAAGAAAATCCAGTCCGATTTCCCCTGACTCCATGCAGTCATGTCACCACCTGTCGAACCACTTGCAATGCCGGTCGTACCGATACCTTTGGCAATGTTGGTTTGCTCAACGTAGCGCACGTTTTCATAACGGCCAATTTCACCGTTCATGATCAACTTGAAGCCGGTATCCGAATACTGGTGGATGGTTTCCAGGTTGTTTTTGAACGAACGCAAAGTGGTGGGCCATGCGAGGGAATAGTAGTCATCACCCAGATAGGCGGGGATGTTGCGTTCCTTCATGGTGTCCACGATAGCTTTGGCATGCGCATTGTTGTACGCAACAGTGTTTGTGCCGGTAACGGTGCCGTTGGTGTACAACGTAATGGCGTCTGTAGCAGTGCCTGATGTTGGAATGACACGCAACAGACACTGATTGAATTGCGTCCAGGCCAGCCTGTCGAACGTTTTTACTGCATCGTTCTTCAGCACTTTCTGGATCAATTCCATTACCGGAAATTTCGACAGGTTATCGAGCTTGCCGGAATACGGTACGCTGTTGCCTGCCTCGGTGATGGTCAATGTTCCCTGAACGATGGTAAAGTTCGTTTCCGGCATGGTGTTGGTTTCAGTCAACACACCACCCGGATTTGCCACATCCGAAAACACATCCCATGTGAAAATATCGCCCTTCTTCTTGCCTTGCTGCGAAGCGTCACGCACATCCGAAAACTGACGGAATTTGACGAGCGGTTGCACAGCCATGCGAAGGACGTTCGACAACTGGCGCGAATACATATATCCGCCCAGACTGTTTACTGCCCAGACTTGACCAGCCATGATGGCTCTCCTTTAAAAGTTGATTAGTTGCGAAGCCACTGCGGACCGCCACGGCTTTTCGCCATTTTGGAAATGATTTCCGCCGGGGTTTCTTCTCTGTCTTCATCATCCACCGCCGCAGGCGCTTTTGTGCCAGCACCTTGCGGGACAGCCGGTGCAGATGCTTTACGGGTTTGTTTTTCGGTTACAGGTTTTTCGGTTTCGGTCGTGGCAGCTTTGGTAAGACCTTCTTTCCAAGTCCGTACACTATTCCCGATGTCCGCATAACGGTCCCAGTAGCTTCGCTTGTCGCCCTGTGCGATCAATTCCTTGTCGCGTTGCAGGACGATATTCAAAAGCACGGGGTCTTCCGCCAAATCCTTGTATTCCGTTTGAAACCTCGTAACAGCATCATTGAAGGTAAGACGCTCATCAACAGTTCGGGCAACATCGTCCGCGCTAACGGATGGAATAGTTTTGCCCTGCAACTTTTCGATTGCTTCCATTGCTTCTTCTTCAGTGCCCATTTGTATTGCGCGGACGAGCGCACGCCGGTCTTCCATGGCTTTAGCCGCAGCATCCTCGGGAGAGGGTAGAATTGGCTTTGATTTCAATTCATCTGCTTCACGCGCTTTGCGTGCAGCTTCTTTCAGATATTCGTCTGCGGACTCGACTTTTTGAGCGCGCTCCACAAGCTCTTGGGTCGTGAGTTCCAACTCCTTACCGTTGACTTTGATCCTGTGTTTTGTTTGTTCGGGTTGTTCTTCCTGATTTGCTTCTGCGGCAGCACGATCCAATTCCTGCTGGGTGATTTCTTCATCCGTCAGCCCTTCAGGTTTTCCAAACGCAGTTGTAGTGCCATCATCATTAACATCGGCCAGATCACCTTGTTCTGCCAATTGGGCATCGTTCTGGTCGTTGATCTGTTGCAGCATCTTCAGACGGGCATCATTGCCAGTACCTACAACTTCGCCGTCTTCTGTCGTCTGGATTTCCTTGTCGTCTGCCATTTGTTTCTCCCAATAAAAAACCGCCCGAAGGCGGTTTTGTGATTAATCTACTCCTATTTCCAACATTTTTTTCTTAAGTCTTTCCATTAACCACATTACCGTTCCACCATCCGCAATTGAGCTGGCAAAATATTCCTGATCGTCTTTGTCGTAACCAAGAATAACGACTTTATCCAGATTTCCAATTGCCGCTTCCAGAACACGATCCGCCGGAATGTTGAGCCTGGTGATGTTATTCAGAATAACGACATCACCCATCATTCCTCCCGGTCTTCCAGAATCATCTGCGCTTTCAGCCCAGCCTGAATTGCATCATTCAGCCAAGTCCTGAACTTTTCTGCAATCCATACCTTGTTCTGAGCCTGCCAGACTTTTTCGGTATCGTGACAAGGTACTCTTCTCAGTTCTTCCAAGCCTTCTGCTTCCTGTGCGGCAGCGTGATCCAGAAGATATTTTCCGATGTCGCTTTTGAAAAACTGATCCACCTGTTCACCAAGCACTGCTATGTCAAATAGGATTTCGGTTTCTTCTGTCATTTATCCCCACTGTTCTGCCATTGCATCCGCCCAGCCCTGATAAGTTTTTGCTCTTTCCTTCCAGCGATTTTCTGATGGGGTAAGTTTGTTTTGTCCACTATCAGTTTGATTGGCCCATCTTTCGACTGACTTCCCGTTTTGCATTAAGATTCTGCCCGGAATGAGTTTTGTTGGAACTAATAATGGAAGATTTTTCAACCACAATCCGGTTATCTTGCTTGCGTCATGTCCAAACTGATAAGGCTGTATATATTGTGTTGCCGGTTGTATTGCAGTACTTATAACACCCCGAGGATTTTCAATGGCGATTTGATTTATTGGCGCATTCAAAAGTAATTGCACAAAATCAAGTGCCGCAATTCTCGCATCACGTCTGGCCTTTCCAACTAAAGTTTCCGGCTTTATTTTTTGATGATATGGCCCATCTTTATATGCCCATTCGGCACTGCACGTAAGATAAGTGCAATCAGGATGAGCAATCATCAAATCCCAATGTGGATGTATTTCAGAACGTCCAAACAAAACGCCATTTTTTTCGATGTATTCAATTCCATCCTGAGTTGGACCAATACAATTACAACTATCAATGTCACAATCACGCACTTGACACCAACCTTCGCCATCAGGATCGCATTCGGCGGTGAATGAAACTGGTTGCCAACCATCTAAAATATCCCGAACATCACCCTGATAATGTGGACCCGGACTTTCGGTAGGAAGAAGATCACAACTCATTGCATCGTGACCGCGTTTTAAGAAAGCATCTCTGACTGTGCCTGAAAACTCACAGGCAATAAGTACCCTCATTTACTCGCGCTTTGCAGTGACTTTTGCGATTCCATCAAGGCTCTCATGTGCGTAGCCAGAGAACGTTTGTTTTCGTTTTCTTCCTGAATCAGGGTTTTCTGGATCGTGGTGGCATTGGTCGCTTTGGTCTTTTCCAGCGCAACCAGATGGCCGGTTTGTTTGTCCTTGACCTTTTGTTGCAGTTGCTGGATGAGGCCCATGGCCTGTTGCAATTGTTGCTGCAATTGCAGTACAGCCGGGTTATCATTTGTCGTGAACCTTGATCCGTCAGCGTATCCAAGATGACCAAATATCTCCTTACCGACCTCCTGAACATTCAGGCCGAGGACTGGCCGGGACATGATTGCGGTATAAGCCGTGATACCCGCAATAAACTTGTTCAGTT